TCGTATCCAAGGCCCTCGCTAAAATGCAACAAGGCACCCATTCCAAATTTTACGGAATAGGTGCCACCATTAATCGTAATAATTGTTCTGCCTGTGTGATTCATAGGCGAAATATAATACTAATTAAGTAGATGCTGGTACTACGGTTGCCTTAAGTAATGGACCTTTTCCAGTAAATTCTACGGAATAAGTTACCGCGGCTTCCATTTCAGCTGATACGCTGATTGATGCAACGCTAGCGTTTCCGTAAAATACAAGGTCTCCAGTTACGTTGGTGGTAAACTTCAACGCCACAACAGTACGACCGCTCAAAAGCGTGTAAATGTCGCCAACGTTGTTTGTGTCGTCAAATGCAACCAATCCGTCAGTAGAAACTGACCAATCACGCAATCCAGCGATATGGTCGGCCCATCCGCCATCGTCTTTGCAAGTTGCATCCGCAAGGTCAACGTTTACGGATAATTCTGAAGAGGTTGCGCATCCAATCATTACGTTGTTAAGGTAAACGTTTAAAAGGGTGCCGTTAAATTTGCCAGCAGTTGCCATATTTGTGTTAGGTTAAATTCTAATTTTTTTTAAAAATAAAAGGACTTTGAATAATTGCAAAACAATAAATTTTAAGTGTAGACCAAAAAGTTACCGTCTTGATCTATAATTATTTCGAATAATTCGTCAATAATAAAGCGTTCCGCTGGTAAAATTGTTGGATAAAGTCCGCCAACACCTTTAAAGGTTGCCGAAATAGTTGCAACATTTTCCATAGGCGCCGACTGGCTCAACGATTCAATCATAGCCAAGCCAATAAACGTTAAATTGTCTTCTTGCCCAGCTGACAAATAAACGCGCTCACGATTAACGTAAGCGTTGAATAAATCGCCAAAGGAAAAGCCGTCTTGAATGTATAAGGACTCGCTAGATAGGGACCAGGAGGCAAGCTTGGAAATATGGTCAGCAAAAAAGCCCGATTCGTTGCTTGTTCTATCAAGTTGTCCCATTTCAGCGGACAACTCGTAAGCGGTTGATTTGGCAACTTGATTAAGTCCAACCGTTACAAATAAAGCGGAGCCGTTAACTTTAGCCATTTATCCAGTTCTCAATTGTCATTATTTCACGATGCACAATGTTTGTGTCGGTAATACTTGAAAGGCTAGTTTGTTGAACAAGCTTTGCCGTAACAATTTTGCCAACCTGGAGCGCCAAATAATTTTCGGGATAAAGGCAAACGATTTGCAAAATAGAGTCGGCGATTAGATCAGCGTCAATGCGTCCGTATGGCGCAATACCAGCCGTTACAACGTCCAAAGTAATTGTGGTAATGTAATTATATTCCTGGTTGTCTTTGTCGTCTTCTTGCGTTTGGTTTCCGATTAAAATGTAAGGAAAAACCGCCGTGTCAGGCGCAAAAGTATCGTAACAAGGTACAGGCGCACCTTTGTAAGTAATTGTATTATTTAAAGCCGTCCAATAAGCCTTTCGAATAAATGGTTTTATATTTCTCATTTAGCAAGTAATTTTTTTAAGGTGCGCTCAATATTTTTTGGCAATTCCGTACGTTGTTTAAAAACTTCAGGATAAAAAAACGGCCTTGCTGGTAAGTTTACTTCTTTTATTCCGTCGCCTTTAAATTGGGCCGCGAAATCGCTTAACTCGCTTGGGACCTTTACCCTGGTACCAGTTCCAAACTCGACATAAGCCGCGTAATTAGCGCCAACCTCCACGCCTCCAGTAATTTCGTTTTTACTTACTTTAATTGGCGTTGATTGAATACTATTTTTTAACGCGCCCGTATCAACGGCCACATTGCTTGCAGCCTCGCTTTCAATTGCCAGTATTGAATCCTCAACCTCTGCCCGTACATAGTCGGCAACGTCGTCCTCTAAGTTTTTTAAATACTTATAAAACGTGTTAAGGCTTTGCTTGTTAAATTCAATGCTTAGCATTTTAGTCTCGTTGGATTGCAATAAATTTAAGCATTCGGTCGTATTCGTTAACGTCAATTATTTCGCTAATTACCAGGACTCGACCGCCGTAATTAATATGCATTGACTTGGTAATTGTAACCAAAGGATTGTCGCGAATAATTACCTCCCATTGGTTTTTAATAACCATTTGGTCCTCGCTATTTTGACGCGCACCGCTAAGATTTGTAACCTTTGCCCAGCAAATGTAGGTTACGCTCATCTGCGAATAAAAACCGCCATATCCGTCCCCAAATAAATTTGGATTTAAGAATTGGATTCGCTCGCGTAAATCGCCAGCCTTAATTTGTTTATTAGTCCTCACGCGCCAAACCAGTTATAAGTCTTATAAGGCATTAAGATTGCCTTTACTCCCAAAGGCGATGGAATAGCCTGTAAGTCGCTAAAATCTTCTCGTCTTTCATACAAGGTATTAACCATCATTTTAACTGCAAGCTTTATGTCCTCGGGAACCGTTGTAAATCCAGCCGTATAAACCATTTTAAACTTATAAGATTGTGCGCCTCCTATAATGTTAATCTTTGGAAATAATCCAACGTTTAGCTGGTAATTTAAAGCCGTCTCAGCATTGTTTTGATCTAGCGTTACAACCTTAGTAACATCCCCAGCAGCAAGCAAAGGACCGTAAGGAATTTGCCATTGGTAAGGAAATCCAAACGATTCAATCGTAACTGTCTTGCGAATAATTGCCTTACCCATGTACGACTCACAATGTAAGCGCGCGACTTTTATAAGGCTAGTAATTAGGGTGTCCTCGGCAGCTCCGTCGATTCTAGCGTATTCTTTTGCCTCTGCCAATGTAATTGGCTCGGTAACTGGCGCTACGTCGGCAAACTGGATTGAATAACCAGTAAAACTGCCATTGCTTGGACTATATAATAAATCACTCATTGTATTGTTTTTTTGCTTTGTCAACGATAAAATTAAAGAATCTTTCTAGTTCTTGGTCTTGGTATTTTAGGCGTTCCTCTGCAAGGTTGCGCATAATGTTTTGGTGAAAGTCGTATAAAATTTCGTCGCTCATCAATTCCTCAATCTTTGCAGCCATGCCTTCTATGTCGTTACGATCAAAGTAAAGGCCAGCGGCTCCAAGACATTCCTTTAAACCATCCGTAGGCGTGCAAATAACTGGCAGCCGATTAATTGCCGCCTCCAAACCAACGCGCCCGTAGGACTCATAAAATGAGGGCACAAGCACAATGTTTGTTTTGCCATAAATCAAATGGACGTCAGGCGTTTGGGCTACATACTTTAAATTTTTTAACGTGTCGTCCATGATTTGCTCGCCGTAGCTTCCAAGTACGCCAAGAAATTTGCGCTTAGGCAATCGTTTTGCCAATTCAATTAATATATGTCCGCCTTTGTTCTCGTTGCAATTAATAAGGGTAATGTATTGCCCATGCTTGCGGTTGTACTTTACATCCTCGGGAAAAATTGGCGGTTTGCAAACAATTGACGCATTTGGGTAAGGCCCGTTTTGTACGTTTTTTTCGTTTGCCTTATTGTTGTAAACAACGTGAATATTTTGTTGTTTAAAACGGACGTTTCTATAATCGGAATCGTTATGGCTTAAAAAAATCAATTGCTTTTTAAAATGTCTTGCCCAATTAATTGCAACGCCTGTATTATCTAAATGGGTAAATATTACGCTCGCATTTTGTAAGGCTAGAAAAAAATCGTTTGAATAATAACCAGTAATAAACTTTATAAAAGCAAACTTTTCGCCGTCGGGATAAATTTGGCTTTCAGGTAAAATGACTTCAACGTTGCATCCTTTTTCGTGAAAATATTTGGCGTAATGTTGAACGGTCCACTCGGCGCCTGAGTTATGCGTTCCCGCCCACGCGTGTACAAAAAAAACGATATTCATGTTTTTTATTTTTGATTCTTTGAAAGGTATTGATTTTTAGATAAATAAAAAAAGGCCGCCAATATTTGGCGACCCTTTTATAAACAAACACCTATTTTACTTATGATGCTGAACCGTTAGCCAAAGCCGCTGCAAATGTTCCGTAAACAATTGATTGAGTTGTGTAAACTGCAAGTGCAATTCTTTCCTCAACTCTAACTGTTACAAAGTTCTTAGTTACGTTGTCAGCGTCTTGCTCGAAAAACTCCAAAGTAACTCCCTGACGAACGAACAATTGGGAACCTAGTGCAAAGTCTCCAACAAAGAAATCGCCAACAACAACGCCATTGATTGCGTAAACTGGAACGCCCATTATAAACATTTGTCCGCCAGTCATAGTGACATAAGAAGGCAAAATATAAGCTCCAGCGGTTTCCTTAGTAGATACTAATTTAAGGTAATCCGTTGGGTTAATCATAATTGCGTTTGGTGCGTACTCGTTCTTAGTAGTTTGAACTACCGCAGCAGCCAAAACGTCAAATCTGTTAACAGATGCTCCAAAAGAAACAGTTGTCCAAGCCGATCCGTCAGTTGCAAAACCGTTCAAGTTTTGACCGCTTCCATTTCCGTACAAAAGTTGGGTATCTTCTACGTTCAACAATTTGCTAGGCGCACGGCTAGAAAGGTAAGCAATTAAGCCAGGGGTGTCGTCCAACATCTCTTTTGTCAATCGCATGAAAGTTGGGATTGTACGGATGCTACGATCTACCGCGGTCAAATCGAAGTCGGATTGCGGTTTTGCGGAACCTTGCGCGGTTGGAGCCGCTGCGTTGTCGTAAGCTGACTCGCGTACGAAACGGATAAGGTTTGAGCTAGTCTGTCCAACTGGCAACAACTGACGAACGTTAACCTTACGGTTAGGAACAAACTTTAAATCAGGAACTCTGTCCGCTGGGATAACTTCGCCAGTATAAGCGTTTCCAACTGTCATGTCAGAGCCTTTCAATTCAAGGTCCAACTTTACTTTATTAGCGTTCCCGCTTTTGTAGTTTCCGAATGCGTCAGAGTTAAAAGCTTTCTCTAGTTCGCTAGAAAAAGAGTAACCTTTTGCAGATTTAGAAAAACTAGCCTGGGTGCGTGCATCTACGCCGTCAAGTTGAGCCTGGAGGGCGTCAGCTTTCTCGTTTAACTTAGCGGTTTCGGCAGAAAGGTTTTTTCTGAATTCTTCGCCAGCTTCTTTCATAGCCTTTACGTCGGAAATCAACGCCTCGTTGCCTTCCAATTTCGCAAGTACTGAATCTAATTGTGATTTAATTGCTTCCATTTTGTTTTAGATAAATTTTTTGAGTTTAGGTATATATTCGAACTCTAAAGCCATTGACAAAGTCGGGTCTTGTACGGTGGTGAATTGACTTGCGTCGGATTCTACGGCCAAAACTGATTTAGTGTTCAATGCCTTTAAATGTTCTTGAATTTGCTTTAATCCGATTTCTAACTGGATCATTGACTCGTCGGTAAGGTTGCCGTTTCTAAGAATTCCACAAAACTTGGCAATCATGTCCTCGGTCTTTGGCTTATCCCAGCCTTTCATTGATTCAATCGGCGTGTTTGGATTGGCTCCCCAGGTAACGGTAGAGCCTTCCCAAAGTTTAATCTCTCTTATTTCCCGATAACCAGCCTTATTGTCGCTCTTTACAATTTCAAACCCTACGCTATGCTCGTTAAAAACGCCTTCTTTGTAAAGCTTTATTACGTCCTTTCCGTAGCTAGTTTCTGTAATCTTTGAAGTAAAACGCAAACCTTTCGCGTCTTCCATTAACTCCATAGGCTTAGCCAATGGCATCAAAGGATTGTGCTGGAGCAAGTGCATTATTCTATTTCGGCCCATTGGTCCATTCTCTGCAACTGTCTTTTTGTAAGCGCCTGAAACGATAACGTCGCCGTCAGAATCAATATTGTTAAACGCGGAAAAATATCCCGTAACGATTCCTTTAACGTCGTCGACGTCTTCAATTATTCCCTCGCTTAAATTCTTGTAAATCATTGCGTCTTTTTTTGTAAAAATAAAAAGGTTGAAAAAAAATGCAAACCAATAAATTATTGGTTAATAAAATGCATTGCTTTTGCCTCGCTATCGTCAAAGATACTTGTATAATTTTTATAAACGCCTTCAATGTCACTTTCGCTTGGTCGCTGATAAGATAAAAAAGGTACGCAAATATATGAGTTACCTTTTGGGTGGACTTTTGTCCTGAAATATTCGTCAATTGGAATATCCAAATCTAACTGGGCCATTTCTTTTGCAAATCGATACGAGTACAAAATGCCATGAGTTGTCCACGATCCATAGGTGCGAACCAATCCCTTGCTTACCCGGTCAAGTCTTGAGTCTTTAATATTGGCGCCAAGCATTAACATATCCCAGCCTCCGGGTAAGTCATTGATTGCATTTTGTAAACTGGTCGCCCAGCCTCGGTAAGTTGCGTCGTCTTCAAAAATCAAAACATCGCCGTCGCATTCTTGAAAAATCT